TTGATAGGCTGTTGGGGACCACTGTCCAACGCCGTGTAGGACCGCCGAACAGGGTTCCCCATGACCTATTAACCCTTCTTGCTGCCCTTATGGGCGCTGCTGTAGGGGCTCGTATCCGAGCCGCTGCCTTTGGTCGGCGCGCCTTTCGCAACGCGCTTAACCTGCTGATCCGGCTTCTTCGGCTGTGCCATTGTCGTTCCTCGTAAGTGACGTCTCGCCCGCCGACAATATCGGGTAATTAGGCGTTCGTCGACATCGTCTTGAAGCCGGTCGCAGCCGTCGTATCGATGCCGCCAAGTTCGCCGGCAAGGTTGACGATCGAAACCGGGTTGTGATAGCGGAACGTCGCGCCGCTGAAGGCTGCAGCAAAGTTCGCGGCATTGTCGGCGACATTCAGATACATGTTCGGGCCGATGATGCCGGTTGAACCGGTGATCGTGTCGACGCCGATGACGTCGGCGCTGTTGCGGGTGCGTGCCATCCAGTTGAACGCGCGCAGATTGGTCGTCGCCGTGGTGCGAACATCGAAGAAACCGACCGAGAAGTTCCCATCAGCGAAGATGTTCGACAGAACGATGCCGTCGCCACCGACCAGCGCGATACCAGACGCACCGCCTGCAGCAGCCGCGCCGAAGTGCGAATACTGATCGACTAACATACGATCGGCCGCAGCGGTGGTCAGAATGACGTCAGTCGCCTGCGTCGAACCCTCATCCCGCCAAGACGCATCAACCAGCGAGAAGTCTGCAGCCTGAATGTGAATCGGGTTCTCGAGCGCGTCGACGTTACCGGTGAACCGGAAGCCGCGCATGCTGATATTCGCCGCACTAACGACCATACTTGCCGTCGCCAGAGTGGTGAAATTGATCCGCGGGCGTAACGTGCCCTGACCAACACCAACCAGGTTGATGCCTGCGACGTCCAGCGCCAAGCCAGCGGCAGCTACAACCGTCTCAACGTGACCAGGAAGCGCGACGATTACAGCGCCTTCGCTGGCTCGACACTTGCCGACTGCAAAGTCGATCGTGCTGAACGGCGATTCCGGGTCGGTGCCCTCATTCCCATTCGATCCGCGAACCGAGTTCACGAAGAAATACTGCTGTGCGATCGGCAGCCCGCCACCAACGACTGGCATTCCAAAGCTTGAAAGACCGTTTGGGAAGGCTGTCAGTGTCATTGGTCCGTCCGTTTCGAAAATGTCCCGGTGTGATTATCACACCGGGCAGTGGTGGGAGGCTACACGCGCAAAACTCTTAGCTGGTCGGGATCTGCCCCCAAACGCAGCGTGGGTCGTTGTAGAAGAACCCGCCGCGCTCGTAGCCTTTGACCAACAGATTGTCCGTGATGAAATCGCAGAACATGTCGGTTTCGTAGGCGATGCGCTGCAGGTGAATCAGTCCCTCAATATCGGTCTTAATGAACCATGCGAGGGCCGACGTGAAATAGTCCATCACCTCATAGCCGTCGGGAATACCGCCGGAAAGCGTCAGGATGGCGTTGACGTCGTTGTTGCCCGTGCCGGGTCGCAGCGGCGTCGTGGTGAGGCGAATTGCGACGTCTTCCAGATCGACCGGCACCAGGAGCTTGCGAGCACGAGCCCGAACGCGCAGACCAGCCTCGTCGACGAAATTCTTGCGGATTGCCTTCTGACCGGTCAGCAGCGACGCTTCGTTCAGATTGAGCGGCACGGTGCTGGTGTTCGACCAAGTGCCGCTGTCGTAGGGGTGGTCGGTGGCGAGCAACGCCTTGCCGTCGCCGGACAAGGCCGAGTTGTAGACGTTGGCGCTGTTAAAGACGTCGGCCGCCTCAACTTCCCAGAACTCACGGAACGACTTGTTCAGCCCCAAATTGGTCGGCATGAACGCGTCTTGATAGAGGTTGTCGTCGATTGCCTTGCGGGTGATCGCGTAGCCAAGGCCGGCTTCGATCGGTTCCAGGTTATAAACGAACCGTTCGCCGGCATTGTTGTCGAACGTGGTCGCGCCGCCTTCAGTCTTGAGCCGCGCAATCGACATGTAGCGCATTTGCGCCGTGCGCTCGAGCGCCATATTCGACTGATGCGTTTTGAAGACCTTCGACCAATTCGTTTCGATCTCCGGATACTGCCCGGTAACGTCCATCAGACCGGGCAGGAGAAGGTCACGGATCGCAGCAAGATTAACCGACATGGAATACTTTCCCTATTATGTGGCCGCGCCTGCGTCCGTTAGATGCCTGTGACCTGCAGCGAGTTGAAGGACACCAGCGCGATATTGTAAGACGCGGTGTCGTCCGTGCCGGGCGCGCCGGGCGCCGAGATCTGCGAAAGCAGACCGATGATCCGGAGCGGCCAAGTCGCAGTGGTGTTGGTGGTGGTGTCGAGCGTGACGCCCGACTTCTTGTAGATGCCGCCGCCGCTCGGCGCCGCATAGCTGAACTGCCCGTTGCGGCCGATATCGGCGAACACGACAGGATCGGCAAGCGCCTGGATCATGAAGACACCAGGCGTGGCGCCCATCAGCGGCACGAGGTAGGCCGTTGCGTCGCCGGCTGCGTCGCCGCCGGGCCAGTAGGTCGACCAGACCTTTTTGCCCTGCGACACCGACACATATTCGCAGCCCCAAAACACGCCACAATAGAGCGAAGCGGCGCTCGTTACGGGCGTGCCGGTGGTGCGATCGATGTAGCCGGTGTTGAGATCAATGCACGGATCGCCCTTAGCCAGAACGTTGGTGTTGGCCTGTGCGATCTTACGCGTGATCGTCGGAAATGACGGGGTAGAGGGAGAGTTGTTCAGCCCATAGGGGAGAAGGCCGAAAGGCGCGTTGACGTTTGCCATTGGATAAGACCCACAAAGGTTGAACAGTTTTCGCCCTGTTCAGCCCGCAGATCCCATCCCGGAAATCGCGCTCGCTGCTAATGTTCCTCAACAATTAGCAGCGAACAATTCGTTCGTCAACGATCAATCGTCACCGATAGCGTATTCACGCTTCGGATAAAGATTCGTCGGTGCGGCTTCAACCGAACGATTGAGGATCGGTTTAGCGACGCCACGACTATCCGTCGCCGCCGACGATGCGGCGAAAGCGTGCGAACTGCCGCCGGTCTCGTCAAGCATACGCTCGACACCTTGGAAGTCGGCCGCCTGGTTGTGCTTCTGTCGGCGAGCGGCGTTCACCCCATCCTGCAGCGCGTCCTGCGTCAGGGTTTCGGGACGCTCCATCAGCACCAGGCCGTCACGCTCAATCGCGCCCTGATAGCCAGCAGGATGGAAGTGACCGGGGCAGCGCGACGCAGGCACAGGGCGCCAGCCGTTTTCGTGGTGCGAGGTAAGATTTGACGGGTCGGGCTTGCCGAGGCTCGAGGCGCGCACCCACTGGTAAGACCAGCCGCGTTCGAGCATGCGTGACGGCAACTCGAACTGATCGGCCGGCTCGCCGCGGTTATTACGTTGCAGGATCTCGCCGTCACGGCCGCGCGCCTGACGGATATCCGGCCGGGCCGGCTGGTGCACCGGTTCACGCAACTGCTGCTGCGGCGGTGGGGGCAGAATCATCGCCATCTTTATCGACCTCCATTGTTCGCCGGGTCGTCACGCGAGAAGCGCGGCCCGTTGTAGTCGGCGCTCTTGGTGCCGTCCTGAATCTGCTTTTTGCGCAGCGCATATTTCGCGGGCGTCATACCCATGCGCTTGGCAATGTCGCGTTCGGCGGCGGTCAGCTCGACTTGTGTCGTCTGCCGCGTGCCGCCACGCTGGACCGGTGCCGACGCGATCGGCGGACGCTTCTGCGCCACACGCGGGACGGACGTCGGTTTGGGCTGTTCCTTCAGTCCCATGCTATCCTCAATGAAGGCGAAAAATTCGGGGGTGTCCAGGCCGTGCTTCAACGCCGCGGCGCTGGCAAGCGCTTCGACGGTCTTCAGCGGCTTGTCGTCGCCTTCCGGGAAGATGGCACCGCGATGCTTCTTGGCGAACGCCTGCTGCGCTGGCGTCAATGCGGAAATATACCGGTCGACGGCCGCGTTGAAATCCGCCGGCTGCTGCTGCGCGGCCGGCTGGCGTGCCTGCTGCGGCTTTGGTGCGGGCTGTTCGGCGATGTCGCGCGCAGCCACCTCGATTTGCGCGATCTCCTGCGTGTGCCGTGCAATCTCGACTTGTGCGTCAGCGGCGCCGAGCCAGTCGCCTTGCGCCGCCGCCTCGGCGTACTTGTTCTTCGCGGCGGTCAGGCCGCTTTTGGCCGTCTCGACTGCTGCGGAAAACAGCGCCTTGGTAGTCTCATGGTTCTCGGTGCTCGCCGCCTCGAGACGACGCCGCGTATTCTGCAGCTCGGCAGCAGTCTGCTGCTGCTGTTGGCGAAGCTGATCACGTTCCCGTGTGAGATTTTCGATTGGGTCGAGTTCCGGCTCTGCCTCGGTCTCGACCTCTTCATACGTCTCGAGCGGCGCGTCATCGTCGTATGGATTGCCGTCCGGATCGACGACAACGATGGCGTCTTCCGGGCGTTCCTCTTCCTCGACCGCGCCACCATCGGCCGCAAACATCGCGCGGCCGTTGCCGCGGTGCCCTCTACTCTTCGCCACTACACAACCTTTCCGTCAAGCCGATCCGCGACCAACGTCGCATAACCGGCGATATCGCGCCAACTGTCCGAGTAATCGGGGTCGCCGTTCAAGATCCGTGCAACCTTATGCGCGTTCATCTCGAGCGCTTCACGCTGATCCGCAGCCAACGCCTGCCACTTGGCGAGCAAAGCTTTACGAACCCGCGCCGACTGCTCTTGATCCTCGCCATCGATCAATATGCGAATCTGGTGAAAATCACCAGACATTGCAGCTTTGATCAACTGCGCGATAAACGCGTGGTCGGTGAACTTGCCGTAACGACTGCCCCGTTCGGCAAGGATTTCTGCGATCTCGACCATTACCAGACCAGTTCCGGGCCGTCGATAATTCCAACGATATTATCGTCATGAATGTGACGGCACAAGACGCCGTCGCGAACGGTGCCAACGATTTTCACACCGCATTCGGTGGCGTCCGACGGGCGATAGAACACCCAATCGCCGACCGACGGCACGTCGCTGGCGTATTCATCGGGGAATTTGAACGCCATCGGTCCGAGCTTCAGCACCAGGCCGACCTTCCCTTGGAACCGGCTCTCGTCAAGCGTTTTGTTCGTCAGGATGATGCCGCCTTTGGTCTTTGCCGGTTCGATGAACGTCGCCACCAGCACGCGGTTACGCATCAGCGTAATGCCGGCGACGGCGTCGCGCGTCGCGTCAAGCAGCGCCTGTCGCTGATCGGGTTCATCGCCGAATTCTCGTAAATCAAATCTCATCTGTCCGCCCTTATTTCAGCTTCTAAGCTATCGATTTCCTTCATAAAATCCATCAGCGCCTGATGGCGTGCCACCGCCTTCAGATACGGTTTTTCTTCCATGCCATGAATAGCAATCTTGCTAAGCCGGTCGCTCTCATTGACGATCCAGGTGCGCAACGCCCGCGCAAGTTTTAGATCACTCGGTGTTAGCATGGCGCCGGATCTCGTCAAACACTTCGACGTGTGCAACGTCCTTCATCATGCACAGCTCGCTTAGCTTCATCGATGACCAATCGCAAGCGTGCGTGGTGTCGTCCCACTGGATAACGATGAAGATCGCCTTGATCCTGTCGAGCTTTTCAGTCGTTCGGTTCAGCACGAGCTGCGGTGTGAGCGTGACGCCCGGCAACCGAACGACTTTCGGGACATAGTCGCTCATGATTTAGCTTCGGTGTCGTAAGTTGGTGCGGCGCTAGCCAAATAGAGCGATGTACCCCGATCGCAATTGCAAGGCGCGCGATCCATATTGAAGTCGCACAGGGCACGGTGCGCTTCCGTACCGTTTGGGGCAGCCACCGGGACCATAACGCCGCTGTTGATGAACGGTCGGGCTGCGTCCGGCTTCATGGCTTCAAGCACGGTTTTAGTCTGGTCTCGCATTGCCGTCACCCTTTCACGGGCGCCGCAATCGCAGGGTGAAGTATTTACCCTACTACCGGCACTCATGCGGGCCACTTCACACGACATATCGTGACGACAGAACAAAACGCCGTCGCAAAACTCGTCAACACTACCGCTCGCATAATCGGGAACGTACGTCGTCACCGGTTCCTGTCTCGTCACCGGCACATGCGCCATGCTATAGGGGCTGTCGGCCGGCAACGGCTGGTTGCTGATTGGGTCAAAATCTTTATTAAGGAAATCGGCCGCCGTCGCCTCAAATCCTCTAGTGCGAATGTCGTTAACTAACATCCGGTCGACCGACTTCGTGCCGTGCGTTTCGATCGCCGCGCGCACGAAACAGTCTTTCGCCTCCATCAGCTTGCGCAGGCCGGCATTCAGTTCGGCGGATTGTGGGAGGGTTCGCGCATATTCGCGGGCAAGCTCGCAAATCGGCTTGCTATATGCGCGCAGGTGGGGTGGTAGATGGTCGTAAGACCAGTGCATATCTTTCATAGTTCGCCCTTTCGCCCTTAGATTCTGACCGGGTGTTGGAGGTAGCCAACACCCGGTCAGTCAGGTTCCTATTTTACGGCCGGTCCCCTGCAACTTAGCCTCTCCCGAAGGAATTACTTCAGCTTCTTCGCCTGCTTCAATCGCCCCTGTCCGCTGGCCGTGCCTGCCTTCGCCGCAAGCTTGCCGGGAACCTTGCCAGCCGGGACGCGCCCGCCGCTGGCGAACGCAGGAGCGCCGCCCATGGCGCCGAGCGCCGCGTTTGCGGCTGCAGGCGGGATTGCAGAGGCCGGCGGGCCCGACGGGGGCGAAGCCATCGGGCCCGGTCCCATGCCTGCGATCGGGGCAGCCGGCGCCTGTTGCCCCCCGCTAGCCGGTGGAACAACTACGTTGATAACGGTCTTGGCGCTCTTGACGCGCCCGCCGTTGGCGTAAGCTTTCGCATGCGCCGCCCGGCTCGACTTCCGAATATCCGCGTAGCTGGTCATAATCCGAAAAACCTTCTTAGGTGAATCGTGTCTTCTTTGGTCCGATCACGCACCGTTCGGGGAACTTTATCATAAATCGCCATTTGCACAACGGCGAACTGACGTTGTTCTTCCAGCCGTGCACGATCGTCGTGAACCATCTGTTCATGGTCACTTGTCGAGCGCGGCCTGCGTAAATGGATTGCGCGCATTGTATCGCCCTGACGTCCACAGATCCGCTGCATCTTCCCGGTGCGGCAGATCGTATTCCTCGCTGAAATGCGCTTCGAACACGTCGATCCGCTCGCCCGTGCGTTCGGCGTGGGTGATGCGGTTCAGCGGGTCGCCGTAGGTCTCGACATACTCCGGAACACCGCGCAGCCGCTGCAGCCAAGTCGTCATTTCTTCGCCCCTGGTGCTTTCGGCGGCCCGGACTTCTTCAGCTCGAGTGCCTTCGCGTGGTTGTCGTCGTCATATGGCGAGTTCGCCACCCGCTCGGCCAGATTGATCGTCGCCACATGCTCGCGCGACACACGATCCTTGTCGGCAGTTTCGGCACGCGTGTCAATGTCCGTCATTTTCACACTGTCCGTTGCGCCGGCGATCTTCATGCGCGCCTCAATCTCGGCAAGCTTCGCCTCGTGGTCCTTCATCAGCTTCTCGAGCGCAAGCATCAGCTTGCCCGCCTCGGTTTCGCTGCGCGCTGCGATCTCGGCCTGTTTGGTCTGTGCGACCGTCTGCGCGACGATGACAGCAGGATCAGGCGGCAGCGCCTGCGGCGGCGCAGGCGGCGCGAACAGCGTTTCCGGGTCGTCGATCTTGATCGAACGCAGGATTCGTTCGTCGACAGCCTTGGCGTTGTAGAGTTCCGGCGATCCCTCCTGAAGCTGCTTCAAGACGGTCATTTTCATAATGCGGTGAATGTGCGTCGGCGTGTTCGGATCGGCAACCGGGACAAGCGAATAGGTCTCGAGCACCTGCACGAGTTCGTCGTAGGTCCAGTTCCCGTCTTTCTCGATAAACCGCCAGATCGCTTCCGGATCTTCGCGCATCAGCTCAAGCATGGTCTGCAGCTCGAGCGACTGCGACGCATAGGCGCGCTCGTGCACGGCGCTGACAATCTGCGCCTGCTGTTCCACCATCGCCATCATCGTGCCGACCGGCATGTTCTGCTTGACGCCAGCCGGATCGATAAACTCGGCAGCGCCGCCGACACGCGCGCCCGTCGCGGCCATGTCGTTGGTCAGCCCCTGCAGGGGCGCCATGTGCTGCGTCTGGTAGGGCAGCGACATGATCGTCTTGCGGATATCCTCGCCGCCGCCAGTGTCGACAGCAGCGCCGCCACCAGGCGGCACGCGCAAGTTCAGATCTTCCTGCCGCCCGCCCGTCTTGGCGTACAGGAAGCCGGGGAAGTTCGCGAACATGCCGCTATCCAACAGGATGCGCCACGCGCCCGTCACGGCCTGTGTGGTGTTGCCGAGAATATGCAGCAGGCCGGCAGCGTAAAAGCCGAAGGTCGGCACGAAGTGATAGGCAACGAACGCCGTGCGGCGCTCGAACGTCTCGTTATCGCGCTTCCAGTCGCGACGGATCTCGAGCACCTGACGCGACTGCTTTTCGACCGTCAGCAGATAGGGCAGCGGCAGGCCGGTCTCGTTACCATCCTCGTCGACGTGCTCAAAGCCGGGCAGGTCCAGGAAGGTGTGACATTCATAAACCGTAAACTGCTGATCTTGCGGACGTGTCGGCGTCGCGGCAAGCCCCTGCTGCTGCTTCTGCTTCACGTCAAGCATGGTCGCGCCGGTATTGTCCGGCATACCAAGATGAACGTCACGATAGGCGCCGACGAATTGCATGCGCTTCATTGTCGCCTGCGTCATCTCGATACGATGCGTCACGCGCTGCGCGGTCCGCAGGTCGGTCGCATCATTCGAAACGATCAGGTTTTTGCTCTCGACCGTGTCGGACACCGGCCGGCGACGCAGCGGGCAATGGTATGGCTTTTTGAACGCCGTGCCGCTGAATCCGTAGTCGAACGCCATGCGCTCGGTATCGGGGTAATATTCGGGCGAAAACTCGGTAAAGAACCGGTTCATCAGATCGCCGAGCTTTTCGGCCGCGGTGTCGGCGGCAGCGGTGGCGGTGCCTGCGTTTTTGATCTTCACCGGGCCGCTTGGCGGCAACATCTCCCGCTTGAAATTGCTTTGAAACTTTATGCACGCCTCGAGCAACAGCGGATGGCGCACGGTCGACATGCCGTCCATAGGTGCGCCGGCGCCGCCGAGATCCGCGCGAGGCTTCTCGACCTTCAGCGCAAGCAGATCCATGCCGCGGGTGCGATCGGCAAGCCACTGGTTGCGGCTGTCTTCATCGGCCTGAATACCGTCAAGCACGGTCCAGGCGAGCGAGCCGAGCGACGCGGGGTCAACCTGATCGACAATGTTCGCGTAAAAATCGTCATTTTCGGCAACGTCTTCAGTGATGACGTGCGGATCGTTGCCGAAATAGATAATCACACTGCCGTCAGGCTGTTCGACCTCAATCGACGGCGGTTCGTCCGTCGGCTTCCGGTAATCGTCCAGCTTCGCTACGTTGCTCGCAAACATCGGGCGCCAGTTCCTTCAATTCTTTGTTGATCGCCCGTAAGTCTCGCAACACTTGGCGCCGCTGCACCTTCAGCGCGGCACGCCGTTCGGCCTTCGACCGTGGTCGGCTAATCGGTCCAGGAGCGCACATTAGAACACCAGCCAGCCAATAAACAGCCCAACGGCTATGCCCGCGCCGAACACGAACAGCACTCCGCCCAAAAACGCCAATCCGTCCTTATCCATTTTCGCCCTCACACGTCATAAAGCGGCATCAATCGCCGTTTGAACTTCTCTTGTTCGACCAGCAACGCCTTGCGCTCGGCTGCCATGATCAACAGACCATTTCGCCGCAGCCACCGCAACGCCTGCGTCGTGGCGTCAACCTGATCATCATACCGCCCGCGTGGGAAAATAGCTAGATCGTCGACCAGCGTTTTTACCCATTGCCGCTTCATCGTATCGGCCAGCGTATAAACCAGACCTTCAGCAAACACCGGCTGCACGGCGAGCGCACGGGCCCATTTGTCGTTTTGGCCTGGATCGATGAGCTGCACCACGAATTTCGCCCATGCGAACAGCCGAATCATTTCGGCCGCGACGTCGTGGCCGTTGGCCTTGTTCTCAATCAGCAGCTTATCGACGCCGCCCCATCTGTTGCACTCGTAGTTCAGCCACTGAATCAGCCCCCACTCGTGCTCGGTGTCGAGCTTGTACTGTGCCCACGTCTCGCCCGGCAGGCGCTCTCGGACGTTCTTATGCAGGGGCAGGTGTTTGCGCCATGCGGTGAGCGTGATTGCCGCCTTGTCGCCTTCCTCGGTCGTCCAGGCGCCCCACACGGTGAAGCCGCACGGGTCGTTTTCCTTTTTCTCGGTAAACGCGCCGTCAAGCGAGGCCACGACGTAATTCAGCTTGGGATATGTCGGCTTCTCCCAACGCCCCCAGTATTCCCGCTTGAACAGGCCGCCGCCACGGGGTTCGGGGCGCTGCTGATACTGGCCAGCATAGGCGTGCTCGCCAAGCAGCTTTACCTCGACCACCGCCTCTGGCGGGAACCGCTCAGGCCAAAAGATTTCATCCTCGTAGCGGCGCGGATCTGCCCAGAATAGCTTGCTACCAATGAACGTAACGGTCCGGCGATCCGGCTCGAACTCCATCGGGATCATCAGATGCACATAGCCAAGCTTTTCGGCGATAATCGCGCCCGAAACGTCATCCTCGTGCACGCGCTGCATAATCACGATGATCGCCGACTTGTGCATGTCGTTGAGGCGGTTTGACATCGCCTCTTTGAACCAGCGCACTGTCTCGGTCCGGACCTGGTCTGATTCGGCTTCCTTCACGTTGTGCGGGTCGTCCAACAGCACCCGGTCGCCGCGCTCGCCCGTGCCGACGCCGCCGACGGACGTGGCGAACTTCCATCCGGTGTTGTCGTTGCTGACCTTGCGCTTGCCCCGTTCGCGCAATGCGATCTTTGGGTACAGCTCGGCGAACCGCGGCGAGGCGATTAGGTCGCCGAATTTCTGATTATCGCGCTCGGTCAGGTGTGCGCCGTAGGAGAACGACACGTAACGCATGGACGGCTTGCGGCCCGGTCCCCATTCCCACGCTGGCCAAAACACGTTGACCAAGAGCGACTTCATCGAACCGGGCGGCACGTTGATCAGCAGGCGCGTGATTCGCCCTTCGCTGACCGCCTGCAGATACTTGCACATGGCAAGCAGTGCCCAGCCGGTTTGAAGGTGCCGGCCGGGTTCGAGTTCTTCCCAAAAGTGCTTAATGAAGTTCAGAAGGCCACGGCCGTCCGGCTCTTGAAACGAGCGGCGCAGCTCTCGGCGTTTCAGCTCTCGTAATGCAGCGGCGAGCGCGCGTGTGTGGCCAAGTTCGACCTTGGCTTGTTCGAATTTCTCTTCGCCGCTGTCATGTGGATGCACGTCAAAATACTGTCCAAATCGCAAGACCAATCACAGAGAACGCCACCACAACGGCGGAACTCATTGCAACGGGCCAAAGCCAACGCCCAATCCACGGCTTCTCGTCATGATCCATCGTCGCTCTCTCCTTCGATCGTTGACGACGTGCCGGCAATCAGCAACGCCGCCTCACGCATCACAATTTGACGCAACTCGGCATCTTCGACGTTTTCAAACGCACCAGGCGCACCCGCTTCGATCTGCTGCACCGGTCTGCCGTAACCTCGGTCGAGCAGGCTATCGGCGGCAGATTTCC